CCCTCCATTCTGGCGTGTTGCTCACCGTCCGAACATACGCATACGGATCAGCGTTGTGCGCCTCATATCGAATATTCCCCGATTGCAACGCTTCCAGTATCTCAATAGCTGTAGTATTGTCCGTTATCTCAAGTCCATTCTTGCGTGCGATATTTTTGACCGTCAGGCAATAATCACGTACGTTTGCCTCAAGCGACGGATATACCAAGTGCGGTCCCAGTCCAAAGTAGTTATTGATATTACTTATTTGCTTTCTTCCCGACTCTACCGCCCATTGACTAGCTACCAGCTTATCAGGTAACCCGCATTTACGTGTTAGAGGTAAAATCTTATCTAGTATATGTTGCTTTTCTTCTTTCACCTCTTCCACCACTTCTACTGCCAAAGTAGGTGTAATAGTCGGATATACATTCTCCTGATGGGATACCGGTACCTCATACGATGAGGGTAGCGGTGTAAGATACTGCGCTTCTGTTATTTGCGGATACAAGTATCCAAACAAGTACAAAGCAAGTAGCGCAAATAATATAACCTCCTGTAAGACAGTACTATTCTTATCTTTTACCGGTCTTGCAACTCTTCGCACTGGCTTTTTTTGAACTTCAAGAGGTCGCCCAGCAAGCGCTCTCATCTCCCCATATGTCAGTCCAATCTTTTTTGCGAACAGCCCGTTCCATTTACGGGGCTGAGTATTAATTTTCATAATTTTATGATAGTCTTTTTTTTTGAAAATGCAATAAGTCAAACTATATCATAATGTGTCATTTTCATTTTATGTGTGTATTTGTTACGACAAAAAAGCGAGAAAGCCCACACCCTTTAGGGGTGGGATGAAAGCGTCATTTTCCTTTTTGCTCTTCAATATATTTTCTGACTGTATATTCATTCAACTTCCCAACACTATCAACGTAATAACTTCGTGTCCAAAGTGTTGGAAGTCTTGATTTTAATTTGGGAAATTCTTGTCTTAGTATTTTGCTTGTGTATCCCTTCAAATTCCCAACAACAAATTGTGGTTGATGTATTGGTTTAGTTCTCACAAACAGATGAACATGGTCTGGCATAACATTAGCCTCCACAATTTCTACCTCAATCTTATTGGCTTTCTCTTTTAGCAATTCCAACAATCTTTTTTGAATTTCACCAGTTAGAACAGGTCTACGATATTTCGGACACCAAATAAGGTGATAACTTAGATTGTAGACAGCTGTAACAGAAGTTTTCCATCTCATATTGACATTATATCATTGGATATTGTATAATTCAAGTATGATACTCACGTACAATGTTAAGCACCAAAAAGACTTTGCCCACGAACTTAATCTTGCTAAAAAGGTAGCCGAGTTTGCTTTAGTAAACAGAGACAAATTGTCTACAAAGTACGTTTCCCACTACGGTCTAAAATCTATTATCAGTAATCAAATTCTTAGAAAATACGGAAGAAATTGGAAGGCAAAAGTAATCAAATCTGTCAAGCTCACTATTCCCAGTCAGGGCGTAAAATTCCAAAACGGAACGATAATCATACCCTGCTTAAAATTGGAATTTCCATTCACAAAAACATTTGAAAAAATAAATCAAGTTGAGATTGGTAATGAATATGCTTATGTATCAATAACAGTCAAAGAACAGCCTCAATATATCCCTGAAACATCAGTGGGAGTTGACCTAAACGCTACAGGACACTGTGCTGTAGTTGCTGTTAAGAAAACGGGAAAAATCTATAAACTTGGAAAAAAGGCGGAGCATATTCATAAAAAATACAAAAACATAAGAAAGAATTTGCAGAAAAAAGGATTGTTCAAGGTGGTTAAGAAAATCAAAAATAGGGAGCAGAGAATAGTAAAAGACTTAAATCATAAAATATCACGAAAAATAGTAGACATTGCAAGTCAACAGAAAGGAGATATAAGGTTAGAAGATTTGCAAGGCATACGACAAACAAAATCAAGAAAAAGTTTCAAGTACGCCCTCAACTCTTGGAGCTTCTATCAACTAGCGAAGTTCATAGAATACAAAGCTCTTTTAGCGGGAGTACCAGTCAGCTATGTTGAGCCAGCCTATACCAGTAAGTGTTGTTCGAGGTGCGGTCAACTAGGTGTACGAAACGACAAAAGTTTTAAGTGTTCTTGTGGACACGTAGATAATGCCGATGTTAATGCAGCTTTCAACATAGCAGAAACATCTCAAGGCATCTATCAATTGCAAGCCGAGAAGAGAGGTTTGCAAGGGCAGTCTGACACGCCCCAAAAGGCAACGCAAAGAAGCTGTGCGACCTTAGAACCCCACTGGCTTTAGTCGTGGGAGTATGTCAGATACAGCATAACGTATCATGTGGTAATGATGTGGCTATTATCTTTATAACTTTTATATATTTTTTCCCGCATATTTACCGCATATTTACAATAATTACCGCATATTTACCGCAAAAAAAATTAGCAGATAGGAGAATTGTCTGCTAAGGTGGAGGTACTTTGTAATAATACTATAAGATACCCGATAGGGAGAAAATGGCTATTTTTGCTGTGATATTTATCACAAAAGTGCTAAAATAAGTAATACTTTAGAGCCTATTGACACCAATTTCCGCAATTTCGCTCAATTTCCAGGGCAATTAGAAATTGAAATAGAGCTTTGTAACAATATATTTATATATCAATTTCTTATTTCTTATTATTTCTTATTTTATTTATATATACTTTTTTCTTTTTATCCTTTTTTTGTAAAATATATATATATATTTAGGAAAATTTTGCGAAATTAAGAAATTGGTCAAAAAAATGGTGGTTTTAGAGCCTTACAGCAACAATTTCCAATTTCCACCGGTATTTTGCAGATTTTAATACTTTGGAGCGTTGCAATGCCAATTTCTTATTTCTAAGAGGGTGCGGAAATTGGTTTTTATCCTTTTGTTTGGTTAACTGTTTTTTTATTTTTTCATTTCCCGCAAATTTATTGCAATTTTTTGAAAACTTTTTTTTGTTGGGAATCCGGAGAATCCGGCAAAACAAAAAAAATAAAAAAAGCCCGCGTTTTTTTTGCGGGCTTCTTTTTTTTGTTGGCAAACATTGCCAGACCTTATTTAATTGACGTTTAATTGGCGATTTAAGCCACTTCACACATCTAAGCAGATCCCATCATCCTTTTTTTATTTTCCCTTGCTTCTACAGCCATTTTAGCCCGTGCCGATCTTTGTGCCGGTGTCATCTTCAGAGCTTGCTCGATAGCAGCATATCTTGGTTGCAGTCTCATGACCTCTGTGACTATGTCGGGAGACTGTGCAAGGTCAAGCGTAACCGATACAGTCTTATACGAGACAGTAACAACCGCTCCTGGACTTACCTCCTCCAGATCAAGCAGGTACTTGATCGCCTCGTTGCGACTCCCCCGAAACTCCTTAATAGGTGCGCCCCAGTCATCTCCGGTTATTGTGTAGTTGTTGGTGTTCATGGTTTTTATATATATAGAAATTGATAATTATTCTGCATCGTAACCGTATATGCTTACATGGTATCGATCCTTTGCCCGCTCCATGGCAGCTAGTCTTCGCTCAAAAAAGTACTCTGCCCGGAAGTTTGCCTTCTCTATCAGATACTCACGATCCTTGTCGTATGTAGTAGATGATATGACATCATCCACCATCTTGCGGATAATGTCTGCCACCTCTCCAGTCTCTGGGTAGTTTAGTGTGCGGAAGTCTGATAGCTCCACTATATCCACCCCCTCCGGAGTATCATCTAGAGCTTGTCCATGGAACCCATACCCATCCACCTCATAGTATGGATGTACCTTACCACTTATCTTGTGATACGCTACCGGCGTGAATTGTCGCAGGTAGCTGTCCTTCTTGGCGTACCATTCGTCTCGTGCTTCTTCCAGTGCTGTCTGTACTTCCTCTATAGACTTGAGTAGTCGCTCATGTAGATCTTCTGCCGCCTCACCATCATAGTCATGCGCCTCGTCTAGCTCTGCATACTCCTCTGCCTTCTGTGTGATAAGCTCGCGCAACTCCTCGTTATCTTCTATCTCTTGATACGAGGCATCATACTGATCTATCCCCTGCTCCTCCATCCATGCGATAGCTTCATCTGATGCATCCGATAAGTCGAACGTCATACCACTCTCCAGATACTCCTCTGCCACATCAGATATTAAGCGACATACTATCTCCGCATGCTCGCCAGGATACATGTCCATGACACGCTCAACTAGGTCAGTATCGAACTCATTACGATTGTCGCTCTTAATCTCTGTACTATCGTAGTAGTCCTGCTTAGCTCCCTCTGCCAGCACATGTGCCAGCTTGGCTGCCTTGCTTAGGACGTAGATGTCCTTTGCTGTTGGTGTGTGTGTTTGTGTGTTCATAATAGGTTGTTAATTTGTAATTATAATCATTATATATCATGCGTCGCTAGATGTCAAGGGGTATTTTGTAGTTATGTGTGTATGGTGTGTGTATATTTTTAGTATATGATATGTAATATATATATAAAAATAAAAAATCACAATAATTCAGATTTTCTTTTTTTTGGTACAATAAATATGTGGACAAATTCGAAGATAGACGCAAATACAACAAAGGAACATGGAAGAAGGGGCAAAGTGGCAACCCGATGGGGAGACCTCCGAAGCCTACTCTTGTTGAACATATCAGAATGGCGCTAACTGCGCTAGATCCTGATACCAGACGGCAAAACGTTGCCATAATCGTCCAAAATGTTATTGACATGGCTAAAAAAAAAGACAAATGGGCAATGGAGATGGTGTGGAAGCACATACACGTAGAAGCTCAAGCTCGCAACTCCTCTACTGGAGATATATACAATGGCGTAATGCAAAAGATTGCAGAATACACAGATGAGCAACTAGACGCCCTAATCGCACAAAAAAAGAATGAAATAGTATTGTATCAAAACACAGAAGAAGACAAAGAGCCACAGGAAGCTGAAATTATAGAAGATGAGGCTAATACGTCGTAAATCACGTAATTTACGACGTGTTTGCTAGGCTAAATGTATGCAAAATCAAACTACAGGACAAAAAAGACTACGTGAAGAGAAAGAGGAGCTACTTGCTCTTCTTATCGAGAAGCAAAGGCGTATGGCTCAGGATCCCCTCAAGTACAATAATCCGTACAAACCTAAGCGCCACGAAAAGCAAATAGAGGCACACGAGAGCATGAAGCCTATCAGGGCGCTATTCTGGGGTAATCGAGTGGGTAAATCTGAGTGGGGAGCAATGGAGACAGCCTACTACCTACTTTGCAAACACCCATATAGGCAGATAGAGCATAATATAGAGGTATGGTGTGCTTGTCCGTCTTTTGAGTTACAAGAGGAGACGACGCAAAAAAAGCTGCTAAGATACATCCCAGAGGATCAGATAGCATCAGCAGACAAGATACGGGGCAATATATTGAGAAATATCGTGTTAAAAAACGGAAACAGAGTCACGTTTAAGTCTTACGAGCAAGGTAGAGAGAAGTTCCAGGGTGCCGGTAAGCGCCTTATCTGGTTTGACGAGGAGCCTCCAAGCGACATATGGGAGGAGTGCTATGTACGACAAGAAGCAGGTCAAAAACTTGACATTATCTTGACCATGACACCGGTCAACGGCATGACATGGGTCTATGACACTATATACCTTAACACAAGCAACAAGGACATTTTTATATCTGAGGCAAGCTGGGATGACAATCCCTACCTGTCAGAAGATCAAAAAGCAATCATGGCAAGAGGTATCAAGACGGAAGAGGCGCTAGCAGTTCGCAAAGAAGGGCGATTTATAAGTCGTGTAGGTCTAGTTTGTGGGTGGTTTAGAAGGGAAAAACACTTGAGAGAGTATACAGAGTTTCCACGAGACTGGGCATACTATGAGGGAGTGGACGGAGGCTGGTCTGATCCTCTGGGGTGGCTATTATTCGGTGTTGATCCGTTAGGAGATGTTCACGTTGTAGACGGATTCCGAGAAAAAGAACTAATGACAAATGAAATTATAGAGCGACGCAACAAGAGGACAATGGGCATAGTTGTACGTTCCGGTGTATCAGATAACGACAATCCACGACTTATAGAAGAACTTCGCAAGGGTGGCATGAATCTTCAACCCGTTGAAAAAAAGGCAAATGAGTCAGCATCATGGGATGAAGCACGAGCAGAGCGCATGGCGCATTATGGAACAATACAAAAGGGCACAGGCTTACCACGCTTATACATCAACAAGGATCTAGACTGGTTGGTGCAGGAAATAGAAAACCTCAAATGGTTGGAGGTAAAACGCAAAGAAGGGCAGGAAATAAGACCTACATGGGACGATCATAGGCGATTTGGTCACCACTGGGAAGGGGTTAACGTCTTATCATACTTCCTTACTGAGTTCAACAAGCCACGCGATAATGACAAAAACAAAAAACACAATATGAATGTTCGCAACAAGTGGAATGTTGGCGGAGCATAAAAAAAAACTATTGCAAAGTTATTTATATCTTATCTAACATTCAAATATGGCTACACAAAACGACAAAAAACCACAATCTCCAATACCGGTGCCAACTCCGTATCAGCCACCATCCAAAGGGGGAAATCCATACCTTAAACCTGGCACAACAGGACCAGTATTATCTTCAACCGCAAAGCCAATTCAAACAAATGCAAACAAGACTGTCACATTCAGCAACGGGGTAACCTATCCATTATCCTCTGTTCAGTATCCCATCAAAAATAATGTTTTGGGGACAAATACAGGGCCTGCATCAAGGGAAACAAATCCAAAGCCACCCCCGACAAGCAATCCAACACCAACACCACCGCCACAAAGTGGGGGAAATCAAGGGGTATGGGTGTCTGATGGCAACCAATTTACAAACTATGACGACTACATCAACTATGTGCGTTCGCGGGGGAATGATGATATCTATGAACAGATTGACAGATCTGCCAATGAACAGCTTAGCTATCTTAATGAGGCAGAAAAAAATTTGCGTCGAGATTACCCGAACGTTCTTGCAGATGTAGAGGCACAATTTAGGGCTCAACGTGGCACCATTGATTCAAACAAAAAACGTGCAGAAAGTGAGCTTACTGGCAATATAGCAACAGCAGAGCAGCGTCGAGCAGATGCAGAGATGAAGAATCGTCAGGCATATGATGAGCAGAATCGTGCAGCGTTTCAGCGCTTTGGCATGGGAAGTTCAGCAGGTCAAGCGGCAAGTGAGCTTCTTGCCCGTAGTCAGGCGCAGGATCTTGGAGCTGTTCAGCAGACATATAATAACTACATGCAAGAGATTGAGCGATCTAAAAGGCAAATTGAACAAGACTATGCAGCAGCACTTGAAATGTTAGATGCAAGACGGGCAACCGCCATCAATGAAGCAAATCGTGAGTTTCAGAATAAACTTCTTGAGATTACCAGAATGAAGTCAGAGGTAGGGGCAAATAAAGCACAACAGAGATTGCAAGCATTGATGGACCTACGCAATAAAATATTTCAAATTGACCAAGAAAACACAAATTTCTTGCGCATGCTGGAAAAACAACGTAATGATGCTGCAACTGAGCTTGATATGTATGCTAAGAAGTTAGAGATTCAGCTTGGGTATGAGAAAAAAGCCAGAGACATGAGTAACTCTTTCTATGACACATATGAGCCTGGACAGCAGTATAAGATTGGTAATACAACATTCACAGCACAAGAACCAGTTTACATTGGCAAGATAGGCAAGTACGTAGTTGGTAAAGATGAGCTGGGTCGTACAGTCTATGATGATGGAACAGCTGGCTATACACAATATGACTCATTCGGGAACGAGTATAAAGAGAAACCGGCTCCTAAAAAAGATTCTAAGTTATTCGGACTATTTTAACGTGTGGACCAGCAACAACAATTACTCAGACAACTTCTAGACACTCCAGAAGGCAGAGCATTTGCCTCTGTGATTAACGTATCAGATCCACAAGTACAATCATATCTTCTTTCTATTTTACAGGCAGTAGGGGGAAACTTAGATGATGCAGTGGTAAAACTTCAACTAGATACAGATGTTGCGCAAGCAATGGCATCACAAGGGATAACTCCGTCTGTAGAACAGCTATCTCAAATACAAACGCCATATCAGCAGATTGTTGAGATACGGGAGCTTAAAAAACAGATGCAGTCAAAGCCAGTTGTGCAATCACAGCCGGCTACTTCATATCCTGTACAGCAAGGTGTACAACAAAAAGTAGTCAGAGTTCCAATTCCCACACCTGTACAACCTCAGCCTCAGTTTCAGCAAATTAATCAGACACAGCAAGTATATAATCCACCACCATATCAACAGCCAGTACCATATCAGCAAGCACCATATCAACAGCAAGCACCATATCAAAAACCGGTACAGATACAAAAAAGCGTCCCACTTACCCAAAGTACAAATCAAGCAGATGTGGTAAGCCCGTTTTATCGTAAGAACGTGCAACTTACACAGCCATTCAACAACTACAATCCTGGTATGGGATATTATAAAAACCTGCATAAGGGAGAAGATTATGCTACACGTATGGGAGAGGAGGGAAGGTTTCCGATTGGTGGTCAGGTGATTTATGCAGGGTATGATCCAGCGTATGGGAACTCCGTTGTAGTTCGTGGCTACAATCCAAAAGAGTTTAATCAGCTTTCAGACAAAGACAGATTTAATTTTCGTGGAGGTAATGAAGATTATGTTCGATTATCTCATCTCCAGTCACTTCCAGATGTATCACCCGGTCAATATGTAGCTACCGGATCTGCAGGATTAAGGTTTGGCTCAACTGGTAACTCTACAGGCCCACATCTTGATATAGAGGCAGGTCGTGGTGATTTTATGAATTATGAAGCTAAACAGGCATTTTCACAGGCGTACCCTCAAGTTAATTATCTTTCTAAACAAACCGGATCAGGTGGTATAGGCGGTGGAGGAGGCATAAAACAACAAGTTAGTAATTTTAGCTACAAGCCAATAAACTCTACACAATTTGCTAGTAAAGTAAAAGAGACGTTTGCCAACATATCACGTCCTGTACAGCAACAGGTACAGCAACAAGTGCAACAACAAGTGCAAAAAGCAGTAAGCTATGTTGCGCCAAAGATTCAACAAGCGCAAAAAACAGTGCAACAGGTGCAAAATCAGGTTCAACCAGTGTACAACAAGGTACAAAACAGTGTTGATACCTTCAAAAATAAAGTAAGCAATTTCTTTGGTGGTCTGTTTAAGCGTTGATAAGTTGAAGAAAGTCTTTTTACTATTGGCTTATGGCAAATTTTTTCCAAGACACCATAAATAAAGCCCGTGAAACATTTGATAAAGGGTACAAGACATTCATTAAGCCTATAATTCAAGCTAAAAATGATTTTGTTGCTGATATTCGTCCTGGAGGGTATGTAGGGTTTACCGGACAAACAGCAGAAAGCTTAAAGCCCATTGTCCCCGTTGTGCAAAAAGCCGCATCTCAGGCATGGAAAGACACGTCAAATGCATACCAGCAAGTGGCTAATCAGGCAAGAAAAACGATAGATCCAATAGTACAACAAATACCAAAAAGCAATATACTAGGTTCTATTACAAAACCATTTCTCAATACTGCAAAAGATTTTACATCAGCAACTGCAGAAACACTTCAAAGCACAGTTGACCCTAAAAAAAACTTTGTTGATCCGTATAAAAGAATGCTCTTTTCTGGTGGGAAGCTGGCAGCCTCTCCGCTAGCAGTTGCAAACCCTTTGCAAACATTAGCTCTAGGTGGTTTAAGTGGTGGAATAAATCAAGTTTTCGGAGATAAAAATGATCCATATAGATTTGCTAAAGGTGTAGGTGAGGGTATTTCCTCTGCAGGTGCGTACAAGGCAATAGGAATGCTAACTAATCCAATGATAGATAAGATTAGCGAAAAATTAATGAAGAGCAAGACAGTGCTGAATGCGTTAAGCAAAGTACCAGCAGGGAAAAAACGGGATTTCATTAACTTCTTAGCAGAAAGAGCAGCTGTCGGCACATTAAATATTCCAGAAGGAGTAGTAATGCAAAAGGCAGTGATACCTGATGCAAAGTATACTGTCCAGGATGCGTTAATTGATTTTACACTTGGAGCTGCTGTTGGTAAAACTGGAATAAGAAGTGCTATGCAGGGAGATCAAAATATCAAGTTTTCTAAGTATCCAATTATCAAAAAGCAGCCAATAGTACCATCACAGCCACCAACAACCTTTTCAGATCAGAAATCTATCGACTTATCTCAACAGAAACCGACAGAGCCAGAAGGAATACAACTACAAAAACCACCAAAAGGATCAGGAGAGGGTGTGCCACCACAAAAGCCACCAAAAAAAATAGGGGAAGGATCTCCACCAACAAAGCCTCCAGCACAAGAAGGTGATTCATCAGTAGATGGCTTTATCTCAAAATTAAAAGCAAAATTCAATAAGCTCTATACAGAAACTGTAAATGAATTTCATCCACTTAATTATGTAGCTAAAATGGCTGGCAAGGCAAAGGAGATGAGACATGCATTAGCAGGTTATTATGGGGCAGGTTCAACCGCACAATACCATGTTGATTTTGAGTTGACTCAAATTCTTAAAGAACAAAATCTAAATGATTTAAGAGAGGCGGCCATTGCAATGAGAGACATTGAGTTAGCTAGTCGTGGCATAAAAGGATCACCTAAGCAAAAACAAGCATTAGAAAAGTTAAAGGCAATAAAAGAAAGATTGGGTGAGGAAAAGATGAAATCAATAGGTGAAACTCTTAAAAAACTATACGAATACCAAGACAGAATGGTCAAAACGTATCTTGTTGATACCGGAATAATGAGTCAAATAGGATACAAAAACATGCGAAAAAATAATAATTTTTATATTCCTTTCAAGCGGGTAATGGATCGGGTGGATGAGTTTTTAGGCTTTGTTCCACCAAGCAAAGGAGCAGGATCAGTTAGTAGTCAGGATGTTATCTATAGCATAAAAGGAAGTGATAAAGAAATAGTTGATCCTATCGAATCAATTTTAGAAGCAACATACAAAATGGTTGCATTGGCTAAAAGACAAGAGGTAGCACAAACTATTGTATCTCTTAAAGATGATCTACCGGAGGGAATGATAAAAGAAATAAAAGGTAAAGTTGGAAACACGCCAAATATCTCACTTTTTGTCAATGGCAAAGTAAAACATTATCAAGTCCCTATTGAGGTGGCAGAGGCTGCAAAAGGGTTAAATAAAGAAGCATTAGCTACAATATTTAAAATACTCCAATATCCAACAGCAGTGTTTAGAGCCTCTGCAACAGGATCAAACCCAGATTTTTTTGTTCCTAATGTATTGATAGATCTCCAATCGGCTTTTGTCAATGTTGGTCTTAATCCTCTTAAGTGGGTTAAAGGACTTGCTCATATGATGAAAAAAGATGAGATATATCAAGAGTTTCTGAAACAAGGAGCGAAAAGTACTACAAGAGTTGCAATAGATAGACCAATGCTGCAGAAAACTGTGGCAGAGATAGCTGGAGATACAAAATCAAAGGCAATTGAGGTATTAAAACCGAGCGGTCTTTTGAAGGTGTTACAAACAATTTCAGAGTATTCTGACACACCTACAAGAATAGCTGTTTTTGAAGAGATACTTAACGAAGGTCTTAAAAAAGGATTATCACGTGAGGAAGCACTTAAAGAGGCTGCTTACTGGGCGCAAGAAGCAACTACAAACTTTTCTAGACATGGTTCAAAAACACAAGCGATAAATGCTCTTTATGCGTTCCTTAACGCAAGATTGCAGGGTGTTGATCGCTTATTGCGAAGTTTCAAAAACGATCCTGTGGGTGTAGGGTTTAGAGTTGGATTGATTTCACAAGTCCCGGCATTAGTGTTGTATGCCTGGAATAGACAGTTTGAATCATACAATGATGAACGAGTGGTATCAGAGACAGACAAAAAAAGGAAATTTATATTTATGCTATCTGATACTCCAATACCGCAGTTGGGTGGAGCGCAGTATATAGCAATACCAAAAGGCGACATTGGTCAATTGGCAAATCCTACTGAAGAGTTTTTAAGGATGGCGGATAATAAAGGAGGAGATGTAAAGAATGCGTTAGTAGATGTCTTAAAAGCATTTTCACCAGTTAGTAATGTAGGTGATATATTCCCAACTGCTCTTCGTCCAATAATAGAGGTAGCAGTAAACAAAAACTTTTTCTTTGATAAAGAGATAGTCCCCGAATACAAAAAAGCATATCCTGCAAAATATCAAGATACCGCATACACTCGACCATTATATAGAATGATAGGCGATAAAATAAACGCATCGCCTGCAAAAATTGAGGCGTTAGTTCATGGATACGGAACGGGATTGGCAAATATAGGTGAAAGAATGACACGGCCTTTCATTCCAGATAAATATAAAACACCACAAAATGAACAAGGAGCAACAATAAATCAAATACCTGTTTTAAGAAGATTCTTAGGAGGAGAAAGAAAAACAAAAGAAGAGCAAGAATTAGCAATCGCAAAAAGAATCAAGGCAATAGAGTTTGATATCAACGATATCAAAGGCGGAATAAAACGAAAAGAAATACCACAAGAGGAAGGATTAAAGCAGATCGAAATCCTGCAGGCTCAACAACAAGAATTGAAGAATAAACTAGGTGGTAGCATTCCAGAATCATTTTTCAGAAAATCGAGAAGAATTAGATTAAGGAAGGTCAGATCAAAAAGACTCAGATCAAAAAGACGTTTTACTTCTAAGCGGATAAAAGTAAAAAGATTAAGAATTAGAAGGCCATCGTTTGCTTGACGTATTTTGACAGCTAGTTATATACTTATAGATAGTGAGCAAGCACACTACTATTTGCACCATTAAGCACACTTTCACGAAGTGGGGGCGAACTGTAACTGGTACAGAAAAAAGATTATATAATAAGCCTTGGACTTGTCAGGCATGTGCTAGTGAAATACCATATGAGATAGATCCCTATTTATTTCAGATAGGTGAAAATGAGTATATTCGCATATGTCATATCTGCCAAAAAAAAGTTTTAGATCACAACATTAAAAGCTTAGCGCGTTTAATTCGCATTTGTAGACTTAATATATTTGACATTAAGCTATAGCTTGCAAAGTTGATTACCTTTTACATAAGCTAGAATCATGGCAAAAAATGATTATAGTTCAAATATATTTACAGAAGTCCAAAAACACTACAAAACTTGGACTCAAGATATGGAACACCGCTTAACAAGAAAAAACGGATGGAATGATATTACTGATGCCTATTGGGGTAAACTTCCGGATGATTGGCCATACCTTGCTCGTGTTGTCGATCCTCGTATTAGAACATCAATTATAGAAAAAACTTCACGTTTATTAAACTCAAAGCTAAGGGGTAGGCTTGTACCACGTGAGGGAACAGACGTTATTAAAGCTCGTATTAACAATGCTCTTTTAGACTATCAATGGGACGCTGCTCAAGATGGTGGTTCTATGTTGGAAAAGTATTCAACAATGGATCAGGACACTAGACTGTATGGCTCAAAGTTCGCACTAGTTAAGTGGCGCTATGAAGAAGATGATGAGGGGAATGTCTTATTTAATGGTAATGAGTTTCAACCTCTTGATATTAGAGACTGTGGGATAGATCCAACAGCAGATAATATTAAAAATGCTAAATGGTTTCAACATCGCTCATGGGTAAAATATGAGGATTTAGAAAAAACTAATGATGCTTATGTTGGTCTAGCTAAGTACAAGAATTTAGATATCTTAAAAGAAAAAATGAAACAATCTCAAAACAGGAGAGATAGTGCATATACTAATCGATTGCTTACACTGAAAGGTTTGCCTGATCGTGTTGGTGAAGATGATTCTTTTCCGGTAATTGAGATTGTTACAGAGTATAGGGTTGATAGATGGATTACATTTGCACCAAAGTTTGGGGTATGTATCCGTGATATTCCCAATCCCTATATTCATAAAAAAATACCAGTTGTTCAACTCAAATATTACTCTCTGCAGGGTGATCCGCTGGGAGAATCAGAGGTAGAGCCTGTGCTTCCATTATGGAGAGCCATTCAGTTTGTTGTATGTGGATTCATAGACAATATCAATATTCATATGCGTCCGCCTCTTAAGATTCTTGACGGAGCAGCCCGCATAGAAACAATTGTCTTTGCTCCAGAGGCTCAGTGGCTAGTAGACAGAGTTGACGCAGTAACAGAGCATCAATCAAATGGCGAAGCGGTCAGAAACTTTCAAGCAACCTATGCAGCACTTGTCTCTGCATTCAATGTTGCAATGGGAGACATCTCTCAGGGGGTAAGTTCAATTGATCCTACGAGTTCTAAAAAAACAGCAACAGAAATAAAAAGAACAGCCTATCAACAAAATATGAGAGATCAAAAAAATCAACAAGCACTTTCTGATTGTATAACTGATATGATGATGATGTGGGTTTCAAACAATAAGCAGTTTTTATTTAGAGATGAAAAACAGCACGAGTACCTACTCCGTATTATCGGTAAAGAAAACTTTGAATATTTCAAAAAAGCAGGCCTACATGAAATGGAACTTCCTGATCAATCTGCAGAAGTGATATCAGATATTATCAATATGCAGGGTGGAAACGTAAAAGATGAAGATATTGAAATGATGATAGAGGCAGGATCAATTCCAAAATATCCAGTATTTGACAATCCAGACGAAAGAAATCCTGAAAAACTATCATGGAAGCCAAAAATGAGATTAAATGAAATGGGAGATGCTGCCGAAATTATTATAGTTCCTGAGGATCTTGATGGTCTGTATGATTACGTTCCGTCAATTAGATCTATGCAAAGTGGGGCTGAAGAAGAGCTTGCCAACGCACGGATGAAAGCATTTGAGATGATAATGATGCCTCAGGTTCAGAACATGCTTATGCAATCAGGTAAGCAGACAGATATCTATACATTGCTGTCTGCAATATTCGAAGATATCGGATTAAAAGATGCAGAAAGATTTTTTACTGATGCCAAGCCATTAAATCAAAATCATGAACAAACTCAACCACTACAACTACCAGCAGAGCTGCAGGCTCAAATTTCATCAGAAGATCAAATGATGGGAAATGAAGAGATGATAGGTAAAGAAATTGGAATGGATCAACAGATGCCACAAGCTCAAATTATATAAAAACATATGGCAAAAACACCAAAAGAGTTAGCAAAAGAAAATTTAGAAAAAGCAACTGCTCTATTTGAAATATATAAGTCTGACCACTTTCAAAAATATTTATTGCCGTATCTAGAACTGTTATCGTATCCTGAAAAGATAAGACCAGATAGCTGTGCGACGAGAGATGAATATTTGCACAAAATAGAAGTAGCAAATATCAAAGCACAAGTATATGATGACTTTTTGAAGTTTATGAAAGGACAAGAAGATTACATAAAAAAGTTACATCAAATCTTGAAAGAACCAGTTAAAAATTTCTCTATAGGCGATGCCCTCCAAACAATCGAAAAAGCTACCTCCATTAAGTAATGATGCATTCGACGGAGAAATGTACTCAGTTACACTTGATCCTAATAAAAAGAATGATCATTCTGGAGTTTACTTTCATAATGGAGAGCTTCGTTCTCCAAGTGGAGCTGCATGGACTGGTCCAAATCTCCATTTACTTTATGAATACTTAACAAAAAAAAATACCTCTTGAAAAGTTATTACGATTGTATATATGCTACTTAATGTAGTGTAACTCCCTATGCTCAGGAGTATAAAAATAAAGAGCAATTATTTAATCACACTACGAACTTTACATTATGGATAAACAGAACGAGCAAGAAAACACTATACCTGAGGAGAAACAGGTAGATGCAATGCTCACATCAGACCAAACCACTGAAGAACAAGTTGCTGAAGAGGAACTAACCTTACCCGACGGGGTATCGGAAAGAACCAGACAGCAATTTGAAAAGCTCAAAGAAAGAAACAGGATTCTAGCTCAACAGCTTAAAGAAAAAACTGAAAGCAAAGAAAAGCCTGTTCATTCTTCAGTCTTAGAGGATGCAGTTGAGACGTATGCACCTCAGTTTAGTAATCTATCAAACGATCAAGTACAGGCAACAGCGCAAGCCTTAATTGATCAGGATGGATATCTAGACGAAATAAGGTTGCAGCAAATACTTGAGGAAAACAATCGAAAAGTGCAAGAAGCTTTAGAGCGTGCCAAAAAAGCAGAAGCTAAAATTGCAACTTTTGAACAGCAGTCAGTGATGGATAAAGTGCATGCTAAATATCCTCAACTTGATCCGTACTCACCAGAATTTGATCCTAATTTCTATGACTTTGTACGGAATGATCTTTTAGGTCAAATGGCAAAAGGAACAAAAGACGTAATGGCAGCTGCAAAAAAAGCAGAGCAATTCTTTTCGCAAGTTTATTCTCAAAATAAGGCTGCACCAAAACCTGAAAAGAGAGTCCTAGATCAAACAGTAAGAAGCTATTCACATAATAAACAAAATTCTTTTCAGAATAGACCTCTTACTATAGAAGAACGACTCAAGCTTTCAGGATATTAATAAGATTTGTATATTAATATGCCATTTGGAGCCCAAACGTATGGGACAGATAGACGTGAGAGTCTTTTAGATATCTTACGTGATGTCTCTCCTAATACAGATAACTATTTAACCACTAATCTTAAAAAAGCACCAGCAGCAACCAATACGTTGCACTCTTGGCCTATCTACCACACAGAGCGACCAACAAGTGTAACACCGTCTGTTGAAGGAGCAGCTGCATCATACAGCGATCTTTCTGCTCCAGAACGATCGAGTAATGCTACAGTGATCGTTGATGAAGCTATCCGTGTGTCAAAGACTCAGGAAAAGATTGACACCATCAATGGCAAAGATTCTTATGAGTTTCAGAAAATTGAAGCTCTTAAGCGTCTTAAAGCAAAGATGGAGTTTCTTACCGTAAACGGAGTTTTTGCATCTGGTAACTCAGGCGTTGCTCGTGGAATGGCTGGTATTGATGGGTTAATCTCTACCAATGTTACAGCCCGTGCTTCTGGAACATCGTTTACAGAAACAGAGCTTAATAATCTTGAGCAGCTGTCATGGGATCAGGTAGGATCAAGCTATGTTGCTGATGTCTTGCTTTGCCCAATTGTTATAAAACGTCGAATTGCAACCTTCACAGCAAATCAGACACGAAACATTGATGCCTCTGCAAAGAGACTGACTAATGAAATTCGTGTATATGATACTGATGTTGGTCAGACTATTATGGTTATTCCACATAAGGATGTCCGTAAAGTCGCTGGCAGTTTGACGGTCTACTTGATCAGAGAGGAATTGTTTGCACATTCATTCCTCTATGAACCAGAGTATGAAGAACTTGCCAAAGATGGTTTGCGCCGAAATGGTATGTATTCAACAGAGTTTACGACAGTAAGCTACGCACAGCGAGCTTCTGTTAAAGCTACTGGATACGCAACTACCCTCTAACGCAGGTTAAAAAGAAAGCCCTCTCAAAAAAAAATGGGAGGGCTTTTTTTATTTGTTATAATGTGGTATGGATGAATACGAAACAGTTTTTATTCCTAAGTCACAATATGAATCGATAATGGCTTTAGACGCATATGCTGATAAGTTAGGCAATCCTCAAGATTGCTCAACAGAAGCCGGATGGAAACTGATTGATGCAATTGTTTTATTCTGGGAAGCTAACTACCCGCAAGAAGTAAATGATTGGAGACATGATAGAAAAATAGATCTGGAAAATGAAAGAGATAAACATGTTCATCTGTACAATCCTGTTACATACCCTACCAGACTTTTCAAACTTCTTAAAATATTTTTTCCATATATGTCGCTCAGTGATCGAAATTTTTATTCAAAACTTGTCAAAAGACAAGCATTATTCAAAAGCACTAACTATAAAATATGAATGTAGCTGCCTGTCTAATTGTTAAAGATGATTCAGAATATAATAGCCTTGTAAAAGCTATAAACTCTATTAAGCCCTACATAAAAGACATTTTTATTACATCTACCAGTACTCCAGTAGATAAGATAAAAACAATAGAAGGAGTAAAACACTCATCTTTCAAATGGAATGATTCATTTGCTGATGCTAGAAACTTCAACTTTTCACAAGTCCCTGAAGGGTATGACTATATTTTCTGGATGGATGCAGATGACTTATTAGTAGGGGGCGAGTATCTTTTGAAAATTGCAGAAAAAGCTAAAAATCAAAACTATGATGTTATCTTCTTTGAATACTGGTATGGATGTACATTCAAAGGAGAACCTTCTGAAGATAGTTTAGTGAAAGTAGATATTCAGCACAACAGAGAGCGGTTAATCAGGCCTGGCACAAATGTTTGGAAAGGAAGACTACATGAAACTCCTGTCCCTGTAGCTGGCGCTAAGATGAAATATACAATTGTTCCCTATAACAAAGATCAACCAATAGCCATTATTCACACAGCAAGCGCTGATAATGCTATTGAGAAGATGGAACGAAACAAGCGACTACTTAAGATGCAACTTAAAGATGAGGGAGATAATCCAGATCCAAGAACGATGTTGTATCTTATGAAGATTTATGCAGAACAGGACGATAAAGAGCAATGGAAAGAGTGTATCAAAATGGGATTTGATTACTTAAAAAAATCAGGCTGGAACGAAGAAAGAGCAGAAGCATATGAGCTGATGGCACAGTGTATGGGGCATGCCGGAGAGTTTGCTGAAGCGGTATCACTTTTACACAAAGCAATTGCTGAATGGCCACACCAGCCAATTTTATATGTCCGTCTTGCTGCAGCGTACTACAACTTAAAAGAATATAAAAAGTGTAAACACTGGATTGATATCGCATCACAGATGGATCTTGATAATAATGGAGCTAAAATAAATAATTACGAAGGACTAAAAATAATGTTTGCTGAGATCATGTACCGGTATTTCTACAATGTAGAAAAAAATCCTAGTAAAGCATTAGAGGCTGCTAAGATGTTATTCAAAGAAAAACCAACAGAAGAAAATCAAGCATTAATAGATGTTCTTACAAGTGTTGTCAGAGCAGATGAAGCATGCAGAAGTGTTGATACACTTGTGCGCTATATGGATGATATTGGAGATGATGAACATATTCCAGATATCATAAATGCACTTCCAATGGCAATAGCAGGGCAACCATTTGGTGTCAAACTGCGTCAAAAGTATACACATCCCCGTACTTGGAAAGATAATGAGATTTGTTATTATGCCAGTTTGGGTGGACATCATTTTGAAAAGTGGGATGGAAGATCATTGAAAAAGGGGATAGGAGGAAGTGAGACAGCTGTTATTCAATTATCTGAAGAGTGGGTAAAAAAGGGGTATAAGGTAACAGTATATTGCGATCCGGAAAAGCCTATTGAGGTGAACGGAGTTTGGTATTTACCGTATTTTTACTTTAATCCGTTTGATTATTTCAACATCTTTATTCAATGGAGAAATTGGAATCTTACAGATAAGATAAAAGCAAAGAAAATATTTGTTGATCTACATGATATCTATCACCCTATTGATATAAAAAAGTCTCATATACAGGCAATTGACGCTTTTATGGTTAAGTCAAAATACCATAGAAACCTTGCCAAATACATATCAGATTCTAAGTTTATGATTATCTCAAATGGCATCTTATGAACCATAAACTCATTTATACATCAAGCTATGACAGAGGTTTAGTTAATCTTCTCGTCAACTGGCAAATGATAAAAGATAACTATCCAGACGCAGAGCTTCATATTTGCTATGGGTGGGATTTGTTTGATATTGCTTACTCTAATAATCCAGAGCGAATGAAATGGAAACAAGACATGATAGAACTAATGAAACAACCGGGAATTACAGAGCATGGAAGGCTAGGTAAAGATGATTTACAAAAACTAAGAAAAGAATGTACTTTCTGGGTCTACCCTGCAACATTTTCTGAGATAAATTGTATATCTGCTCTAGAAGCTCAACGTGATGGTCTTATTCCGGTAACTGTACCACTTGCAGCACTAGATGAAACAGTTCAAAGTGGTGTAAAGGTAACAGCTGATATAAGCAAACCTGAAGGCATGCAAACGTATCTTATCGAACTCTTTTCTTTAATGGATAACCCTGAACGAGTCAGAAAAGAAAGAAAGAAAGCAAAAAAACATGCAGAAAAATATACCATAGATAAAATATCTGAACAATGGACGAAAGCATTTACAGCAGAAAAAGATAGACCACTACTTACTGTGTACACTCCAACAATCAGAAGTGGCTGGTGGAACTTAATGGCCCATGCATTATCTAAGCAAACATACAAAAACTTTGAGTGGATTATAGTTGACGATTTTCCAGAAGATAGGAAACATCTTGCAGATAAGTATTCAAATAAATACAAGCTTAATATACGGTATATTAGAGGCGAAAAACATAGCAGAAAATACTCACTTGTCCGTGCCAATAATATAGCTATGCGTGAGGCAAACGGCGAATTATTAGTATTTTTGCAAGACTTTGTTATTCCACCTATTGATGGGCTGGAGAAAATTGTCAACATTTATCTAAGACATCCCAACGATTTAATTGCACCGGTAGATATTGCTTTTATGCCAACACAAGCACCAGACTTTACAAAAGAAGACTGGTTTAGCGGATCAACAGATATTAAAGGGGAGATTGTCTATCGTAATATCAGAATGAAAGCTAGGGTTAATAATTCAGTCAACCCTTTTGATTTTGAACAAAATTATGGCGCTATTCCTGTATCTCTTGTCCGTGAATTAAATGGCTGGTGGGAAGCATTAGATGATGGGCTGGGCTTTGATAACACAGATATTGCAATGCGAGCAATTAAACTTGGATCAGTCATTCAACTTGATATTACAAATGTTGCTGAATGTTTACATCACCAAAGCTTGCTAAAAGATAAAGAGCCATTCTTACCGGAAGCTAAAGCTTATAATGAAAGCAGATATGAAAAACTTTTCACTTTAACTGAAAAGGGGGAGCTACCTCTTGTAAGAGATGAAAATATTGATGCAAGTTTAGATTTATCTCATGTGGGTTAATCCTGAAAAGAATGTAAAAGGTATGAAGCTTGATATAGGGGCTGGAGACCCTGCAACAGGTCACGAAGTGCAGGCTAAGGGATTTGTCTTAAATGACATAGAAGCTTATGATGGCATAGATTTAGTATGTAACATACTTGATTTACCACTATATGTAAATAAAGAACAATGTTCTGTTATTAGAGCATCTCATGTTCTTGAACATTTCACAAATAAACAGGTAAAAGAAGTTTTAGATATTATTCATAGCTTACTTGAACCGAAAGGTAAAGTTGAGATAATCGTTCCGAATCTAGAATGGCATGCGGGTCTTATTATAGAAGGGTATCATGAGGATGCTATCCGCTATATATTTGGCGGACAACAAGATCAGTGGGATATTCATAAAACAGGTTTTACTGCAAACACTCTGTATGATAAAGTTGTAGCAGCAGGATTTAATGTAGATGAGGTTTTGAACGAATCATCAATAACTCTCCACGCTCACAAATAGCTCTTGATAAGTTGCTTACAGACAATGTTGAAGATGTTGGAGATGTCGTAAAAAAATAACATATATAAGCACCATTCTTAAACAACTTGATAAGTCATGTCTTTCTTTCATATCCTAGAAGATATGAAAACACTTTCGCAAATACTATCAGCATCAAATGCTTTTCTAGAAAAGGTTACTGATATCCCAACAGGAAACACATTAGAAATACGCTCATCATTTGCAAATCAAGCAGTTTGGAGAGCATCAGCACTTGCACAATTTCCAGAGCTTCACGAAGTGTATGTGGTGTCAACTTCCACTTTCGCATCTTTTCCACTTCCAAGTAACTTTCGTGAACTGATGGCATCTCCAATGGTTTTACGTTCAAACGGTGAATGGGAAGAATATGAGGTTATAAGACCACTAGAGAGATACAAAAAATCAGCTTCAGATAAGTATTGTTATATTCTTGGCAATCCAGCATCTGGATACACAGCAGTTTTTAACAACTTAATTGCTAATGCTACACTATCTTTTGATTATCAGCGCTACCCAACAGGGCTATTGACACTAACAGATATTTGTGAGTTATCGGATCCAACATATGTAGTAGCCCAATTAAATGCAGACATGCTTTTGTCATTTAATGATGAGCGCTATAACGTGTATCAAGCTGAAGCTAAAGAAGCTCTATCAAACATGATTGGAAAACAAATGAAGTCTCCTTCAGGTGGAGCCGGAAGAGCTAAAAGGTTAGGCGCTGCAAATTACATTATAGAATGATATGGTCAATATAGGAAGAATCACCAATTTCAAGGGAGGTAGAAATGTAAAGGCAGAATGGAACACGTTTAGAAAAGGTCTTAATCTTTTATTGCGTCCTACTGAAATAAACAATGATGAGTATGTACAAGGCGATAACATTATGCTAATAGGCTCTGGAGTCCCCACCGGTAGATGGGGAACTGAAAAGTATTTTACAGCAAATTCACATGGGACTATCCGTGGCTTTGCAACATACGTCAAAAACGCAACTAATGAGATAATCGCTCTATCTGATGCTGGATACTTAGCAAAAAAATCAGGTCTTTCATATAGTGTGATTACAGGCGTTTCTTACCCTTCCGGATCACAAATAGATGCAGAGCAACTAGGGGGAAAGACATATATCGTATCTGAAAATGTGCCTATGGTTGTTTATAACGGAACAAGTATTCAGGTATTTGCCACTCTTTCTGCACCAACAGCATTACAAGCTACAAACATTTCTGGAGTATCTGGAACTAATGTTTACTCTTGGACCGTAACTGCAACAAGTGTAACCGGTGGAGAAACGCAGCCATCTGTTCGTGTTCAGCTAAACAACCTTCCTCAAGACCTATCGAAAACAACGATCAGATTAAGCTGGACAGGAATATCAGCTGCTACGTTTACTGGCTATCAGATATACCGAGGACGTCCGGGAGATGAGACATTTTTAGCTGCTGTTGGCCCTTCTACCACTCAATACTTTGATATGGGAGATCCAGCATCATTAACTCAGTTACCTCCTCTCACCAACTCTACAGGTGGCATAAAAAGTCCATTTATTAAAAAAATAAATGACAGGCTAATTGCAGTAGATGCCAATGACAGAACAAAGTTGTTGATATCTGCACGATATCCAAAGCATTACAGCTTCTCATGGGTGGATGGAGGTGGTTATTTATATGTAGATCCAGACTCAGGAGAGGATATTGTCGGTGCTGAAATTCAGCCAGGATCAAATAAAATCCTTGTTTATAAAGAAAACTCTCATTATGAGGTCACACTATCAACAACGATGTTTGGTCCTTATTTACTACTTGACCCCGTTTATCAACCTATCTCCACAGATATAGGTTGCTCCAGTGGAGATACCATTCAAGTAGTTGAAAACGATGTATTCTACTTCGGAAGAAAAGGGATATACGTGACAGGCTATGAGCCAAACTTTCTATCTGTCATCAGAACCAATGAAATATCTGCACGAGTGCGTCCGTATTTGGCACAGTTTTCTGATGATGATTATAAATCTGCGTGTGCTATGTATGTAAACAATAAGTATCTTTTATCTTTTCCCGGAAGGCGTGAGATTTTAGTTTACGACCGTGAAAGGGGATGCTTTGCTGGTATCTGGAAGCTTCCGTTTGGTATCAGTAAAATGAAAAAACACGTTGACTCATCAGGAACGGAAAGATGGATATTAGGCTCGTCAGAAAACAATCAAGTGTATGTTTTTGAGCCATCAAAAAATAGTGATGATGGAAAAGTTATGATTAAAAACTTCAGAACAAATAAAGAGGTTTTTGGATCATTTGATGCTCTAAAGATAGCAGGCATGTTTCACATGATATTAAGAAACATGAAAGAGTCAACAACAATAAATATTTTGTTGGAAGACAGAGAAGGAAGAACCGTGAACGCAAAAACATTTACAATTGAGGGTACGCAACTTGCAGGAAACTCTGGATGGGGATATGATTTATGGGGAACTCAAAAATGGGGAGATACATCAGGTACCTACACTCCAGGGGGAGATGAGATTTACAGGTGGGGACATTTATTCAAAGAGTGTCAATCAATTCAGTATGAAGTAAAAACATCGACAGTTGGAGCTAATTTTGAACTACTTGGCATTCTGACTTATGGCAAGATACAAGGAAAAGGGTCTATTATATCATCCCAACAAGTATGATATTGCAAAGTTATTTATATTCCTCATAAACTCAAAGTATGACACTTTATCATGTACCAACTCAAGATTTTCTACAAAAAAGCTTAAGCGCCCAGCTAGGAGCTGGCATTACAACCTCTGCGGCATTCAATAATGTAATTGGCATACAAAACAAACCGGGAGTGTTTATTATTGACCGCATAGACAGCAACGGAAACGTTATCTTACCTCCTACAAAGCGTGAGGTGATAGCATATACTGGCACATCTGGATCAACAGTTACCGGACTAACTCGAGGGCTTGCAGGAACAACTGATCAGGTACACGAGGTGGGTGCTGTTGTTGAGTTTGTACCGGATGTTGTATGGGCACAGGGTCTTATTGATACATATCTAACA